ACTTGAGATCTCACGGTTGAGTTGCCGCAAACAACGCATGGCAGGCACCCGGTCGTGACTCGATCATCGATTGGGATGCTTGAATACAACGGAATCACGCCATCGTTTCCAAACGGACTGACAAACAGGTTTGGAAACGAATAAACCGGAACGGATGACGTCTTGATTGATGGCATGTCAAGTGCACGGGTTTGCGAGCCGGTATTGCCGGGCCGCCAAGAACGCCTCGTTCTGGGCTAGTTTAAGGGCAACAGCGTTGGCATCCGCCTGCGACACGTAAGAGCGCGCAGATGCCGTTGCTGTGGCTGTTGATATTGGGCCGACTCCACCGCACTGGGAGATGGCATACGATGCCGTTTGAGTGGAAAACCAGACGCTTGGCTCTGTAAATGGCTCCTCCTTTGGAGATGGCTGAAGATCAACCAAGATCGTGCTGCCATCTTCGCCAAGGACGCAGAATTGCGACTCCGGACCAGCAACGCCGCCGGTGGAGCGGTCGCTGAACGGATCCTGAAACATCCGGATTGAATCGACCCCAAATCCACCGCACCACTCAACAAGCAAGCTGAATGCCTTGTCCACGTTTAGCAGGTAATTGCTCTCGCATGACTTCTGGAGTGAATCAGGCTGCACCGACTCCGTTATGAGCCTCCGGTGCTGGGTCTGAAGGAAACCCAAATCTTCAATCGGGACAGCTTCCGGGCTGGTCTTGTACTGATACTCGTCAGTCGCTGCCAGCACCCTTGTATTTAGAATCTGCTGGTAGGTTCCCTTGCTGCCCCGGTACGAAACCTTGACGTCAACCGTGCCGGCAATCTGCGATGCGTCAACCTCGGCGTAGACCAGTTGCTTGAGATCCATGCCGTCTCCAAGGAGCCCGGTCTCCATCTGGCAATAAATCCGATTGATCAGGTCTGTAGCCGTCCCGTCCTCATTGTTGATTAGGTAGGTATCGTACCTGTGCTGGGTGAATGCCTCCCACACGTGTATGTACGAGCCATCATTTGTGGGCGCGTAATCAACTGAAAATGCAAAACAGCGGGGCTGGCCAGAGACAACTCCAGAGACCCACTCAACTGGGCGAATCCCGGTCCAAACACCACTCCATGCCGGATTGCGTGCTTGGTTCCACTCGCTGGCCGCCGCGTAATCCAGCACCATGGTGGCCGAGTTTGCGGTTTCGAGGTACGGGATGCTGACAAGCAGGTAATTCTCAAACGCTGTGCAACAAATGTTGCGAATGTTCTCTGACATCAGCCGCTTGGCTTTTGCCATTTCTACATCTTTGTACAGAACCTGCGAGGAAAGGTAACTCGAGGCCGCCACGTCAGCCGACACGAGGCCGCCTTGCGAATACCACCACATCATACCGGCCTGAAAGCATATCGACTTTCCGGCAATGCACCCAATTGTCGGAAACAAGACGTTTTGGAAGTTGGGCGTCTCGACCCACGCGGACCGATTTAGGATCCCACTAGCCAAAGAGTAGGTGGACCGGTCGGTGAACACGTACAGTCGGCTGTCGTTGTTTTGGCCAACATAGTCCTGCATGGCAGTCACAGGACGAGCCACCGAGAAGTCGCCCCTGCCGGTTCCAGACACGCGCTCGGTCCACCCAAGCGGATTGCCAAGGTCTGACGCTGAGATGACGTTCCCGGTTGCCACCCAAAGCCTATTTCCGGAATAGGACATCCAGAATCCAATTGGTATGTCAGCATTCTGGGCGCCGAGTTTGTCTGTGCCATCCCACCAGCCGGCAGACCTGACACCATCCTGCACCACAATAATCCGGTGCGATGGCGTGATCGTGAAGTCCGAGCCTGTTGACACCTGTGCCGATTGGGTCGCAGTTACAAAATTGACCCGCTCGACGTTTGGATCCAGCGAGATTCCGGTCAATTGGTAGTCCAGCCAGCTTACGGGCTGCGAAAGCGGAAACGGGCAATAGTAGACCTTTCCAGAGACGGCAAATACCAAATACGGCAGCTCCGACTCGCTCGATTCTGTGCCGTCAGCGGTGTAAATAGTGGCCCGCTGAGAGACAGTGACGCCTGACGTTGTTTTGTATGTGGATGACGCCTTTGCTTGCTTGTTTGCGGCAAACAGTATGCCTCCTTGGAAGTTCCCCGGAGGAAGACTTAACCGCATCGAGAACCCGGGCCGGGTTTGAACAACGCCGCCTCGAATTGAGCAGTTCACTGCCCACTTGATTTGATCTTCCGGCAGCGTCCAAGGGTTGCGGACGCTATTGACCCCGTGTATCCAGCCGGCGGCTGTTTTGACAGCCCTTCCTGACGTTATATTCGGGCTCTTCATGTTTAGAACATGACCGGGTCGCTCCCGTCACCATAAGTGAGGTTGTTGATCTGTGGAACCTGCATGGCATGTCCGTCCATAGACTCATTTTCGTTGCGTAAATACGCAGAAGCAACTTGCCAGTACTTTTGAGCCTGATCAAGGAAGTCCTTGTCTTCGAGGTCAACCGCATGAACAGCCGCGATGATCGCCCGGGGGCTCTCGAGCGGAATGTAATCGTACTCCGATGTGATCTCGGGCGCCCGGACCCGGTAAATCATCCGGACCCAAGAGCATGCCCTGCCAATTCGGATTCGACGGTATTTTGGGTTGGTTTCAGATGGGTGGTACTGACCAATCAACGCCATGTCATTGCTGCGCCCGTAGTCAAACGCATATAAGCTCACATAGCCTACTGTGACAGGCTTTTCGACGTGCATGACCGACTTAACGAGCGTCGGCTCGGTCACCGAGTCTGTATAGAAAGTGCTGTTCACAGTGTCTCCAACGGACAGAATCCTAATTGGAACACCGTTGTCCAAGGCATCGTTTCTTGTTGTGAACAAAGTGAACAAATTTTGCCCTGTCCTGCGCACGTAATATGTGGAGGTAGACAACAATGGGTTTGGAAGTGAATCCCCCGTGCTTGCCCTTACCGTTACGGCATTTCCTGTTTGCAAAAAACAATTTTCACTTTGAAGGCCGTAGGATGAAACGCTTATGGTTTGTCTGGAAATGACAAGTGATATGTCGCTGCTTGTGCCAAGGTCGGTAAATGAAACAGTAGGATTCCCTGTTGTATTGTATTTTACGGAAACCTTGTCTCCGGACACGCTAAGAACGTAATCAATTGAACTGCTAAGAGGCGCCGGCAATGCGCCTGAAGACGTAAACCTTACCAAGGCGCCAGAAGTCAGGTAGTCTATTTTATCAATATTGAATTCGTTGTTGAAACACTTTGCCGTTACATTAAACGGCAACGCAAAGTAAGCCTGACCCAATCCAAGGCCAATAATTGACACCAAGGATTGTGTTCCAGAGTCAGTGTATAGTTGAGCTGACGTATTTGTTACCTTTTTTAGGTAGTATGTTGTGGTCTGATTTATTGCAGGAGACGTAGCAGGCAACTCAAGGTCAGCCTGCACTCTGACCGCATTTGTTGTCAGGCCAGTAAAGTTCCCGCTCCAGTAATCTGTGAAGCCAATTGAGAAGGTGTGCGACAGCACAACGTAAAATGTGCCAGCGCCGGTTGACGTAATGTTGACGTCTGAAAAGTCGGCATTCTTTACAGTGAAACTGTTTCCAGTCTGCGGGTATTCTGCTCGGTAAGACGTCCCCTGAACCAGTGGCGCCGGCATGGTGCCAGTGCTCGAAAACTGCACAAACACGCCGGTTGATGGGTTAACGGTGACAAGCGGTGCTACAGCATACCCAGTGCCCTTTGCTACCGGCTCAACCGATGCGATTACAGATGTATACTCAAAAGAGAATGTGGCATTTGATCCGCCTGATGGCGATATCGTGATGACCGGGTTGGAATAGCCAACGCCTCGATTTGTGACCGTGACAGACTGAATTACGCCTCCGGACACCAACACCGTTGCGGCCGCTCCGTACCCAGTGCCTCCATTTGAGTCTGTAATTGTGGCAGTGGAACTTGAATTGTACCCAGACCCCCCTGTCAAAACATTGATTTTGCCAATTCCATACCTGTCAATGACAGCGTTTGCGACTGCACCAGATCCACCGCCGCTGTTTGAGATGGTAATCGCCGGAGCTGCTTGGTATCCGGATCCTCCATTTTCAACAATGTATTCAGAAACAAACGATGGAGATATTGTCAAAACTCCGGTTGATTGAACCCCGGCTGAAGTTGATGTTATGTTCCACGAATTATACGTTCCGCTTCCAAACGCCATTATTGGGTCAAACACAAGCGTGTTTCCACTAAAACTAGAAACAGTGCCAGTCAGGTAATTTGACGGGCTTTGCGTTGACGTTATAGTGAATTGTTGGCCAGCAGTCAGCGGCGCTTGTGATGCTGGTATTGCTGTAGTAAAGGTCTGGTTGTTTACAGCATCAATTATAGCAGATGTTGTTGATGTGTTTGATGGAGAATTTGGAGCTGAAATCGTCAATCTAGGAGGGTAAACATATCCAGACCCAGATTGGTTAATGATAATTCCATTTGGCGTGTTGCTAATCGTGTTGACCGTTATTGAAACAAATGCGCCTGTTCCGTACGGAATGAATGATAGCCCCGTAACAATACCAGAAGCGTTAATCAGCAAATTTGCTCTTGCATGAAAACCTCCAGACCCAAGTCCTCCAGAAAATACAACCCTTGGAAGATTGGTGGAAGAGTATCCAGTCCCTGCGTTTACAACATTGTACCCTGACACATACTGCATTGTGCCACCTCCGGCCACCACAGTGGTGGACATGACAGCAGTCAGTTGCGCGGCAGTTGTAAACGTGCCTCCAACCAGTGTGATTGTCGGCGTGGAGGTGTAATTGTACCCCCCAAGATCGCTTAGTGTAGCAGTTGCAGTCGTGTAATAGTTGCCTGTTTGAACAAATGCGGCGCCAGTGACCGGACCGGACACCAACGCAGTGACAATTGCTCCTTGGCCTTGTGGCGCCGGCAAATTGAACCCATTTGTGGTTATGTTATTCTGCGTGCCCGGGGAAGCGGTAGCCTGAAGTAGCTTGGCAACGCTATTGTTGCCGCTTCCTGCCGTGATCAAGTTTATCGGATTTTCGCCCGTGATTGAATCGGCGTAGGTTAAGTGCAGTGACACCGGAGACGGATCACCGGGCAGAACATGCACGTAGTAATTCTGGCCGACAATGAGTGGTTGAGGCAATGTCCCGCCAGACGTGTTGGCCTGAACAATGTCACCGGACGAATAGCCGGACGCTGTTGAGAAGACCAATTTTGTCTGCGGAGTCATCTGCTTGCGCAGGTACATGACAGCCCTTGGCGCTATCGCGACGGCTCCTGTCAGACTAATGATGTTTGACCCATTTATTGCGTCTGAAATCGTCTCGTAAAGCTCGAGAGAAGTGCCTCCAACATTTGTTGCCCTGACCTCTTTTCCAAAATAAACAGTGTCTTGAACTAATGGAGAGGGCAAAGCGTACGATCCTAGCTGGGAAAATGTAACTTCGTTTGGACTATCAATGCCAACAACAGGCACCGAGCTTGTGTTGACCCCGGTGTACGGATAGACGCTTCTGGAATCGACAAACGTCACGCTGCTTGAGCCAACAACGCTTGTGAGGTATACTGGGTTCACGCCTCCAATT